AATTATATTATTGGTAGATCAATGGAAAGACAGCAAGTTTTCACTTGGTAGAAATCTTTATTTTCATTTACCTTTGTTTATGAATCCCAAATGGATTGTAAATCAAGATGATAATATTTTGTTAAAAGAATATAGTTGGATAAAAGAATTTAACATACCCTTAGCACAAGATTTAGATAGTGCAGATGCAAATAAAATTGAAATATTCGATATTATAAAAAACGAAATTGGTAGTATAAAACTTTACATGAGTGAGAAAGATGGCAGATAAAAAAATTAGATTATTAGTAAAAGCTGAAGTAGATAAAGCGATAAAAGATTTTAGAAAACTTGATGGACAAGTCAAAAAAACGTCAGATTCTAAAGATAGAATGCGAGTAAAAACAGAAGGTCTTGAAAGAGGTCTTGGACAACTAAGAAATAAAATGTTATTAGTTACTTTTGCTTTCGCAGGTATAGGTACTGCTATTGCAAACACAGTAAGAACTTCTGCAAGATTTGAAGCATTAGAAACAAGATTGGTTGCTTTAAAAGGAAGTGTTGAAGAAGGAAGGAAGGCATTTGAATTTTTTAACAATGTAGCGAAAACTACACCATTTCAATTAGAAAATGTAGTTGAAGCAGGTGCTCAGTTAGAAGCATTTGGTGCAGATAGTACAGAAACACTAAAAGCAGTATCTGACTTAGCAGCATTTATGGGAACAGATATTGTTGATGCAGCCAATGCTTTTGGTCGTGCTTTTGCTGGTGGTGCAGGTGCAGCAGATGTATTACGAGAAAGAGGTGTATTAACACAAGTAAAACTAAAAACTGGTTTTGAAGACTTGTCAAAACTTACTTTGCCTGAATTTAGGGAAGCATTAGTCAATACATTGACCGATCCCGATGGAAATATAGCAGGTGCAACTGATTTATTATCACAAACATTTTCAGGATTAGTTTCTAACTTTCAAGATAGTTTATCACAACTTTCTGATAGTATTGGAGATTTATTAGCACCATCTATAAAATCTATTATAAAAACACTTAAAGATGGTGTTGATGACATAACTGAAGCATTTAAAAGATTAAATGAAACTCAACTTGAAACAACAATTAGACAATTAAAAGAAGCAGGACTTGAAACAGGTAATTTAGAAATATTAAATAAAGAAATATTATTAGCCAAAAAACAAGAAATAACTGCAGGGAACACCCTTGAAAGTTTAAGAGAAAAAAACAAGCAAAACGAAGAAGATAGAAAAAGAATAAACCAAGAAATACTTGATTTACAAAAAGAAGCACTAAGTGTAGGTGAAGACGAAGTTGAAATTATCAAAGTAGTTTCAGGAAGGGGTGATAGAATACTGGAGCAAGAAGTTTCCAAAAAATCTTTAATTGAGAATCAAATAAATGATAAAATTAGACAATTAGCATTAGAAGCACAATCTATTACTGACAACAATGAGTTAATAAGATTATTAAAAGAACAAGAATCCCTTGAAGAAACTATAAGACTTTTAAAAGAAGGTAAATTAGTTGTTGATGAAGAAAGCAAAAAAAATACAGATGGTATTTTAAATGTTGATCAGGAATTAGCAAAATCTGCACAAAAACAATTAGCACTTCAAATAAAACAAGGTCAAATTTCTGCTGATAATGCAATAAATCTTATTAAGAATCTTTTTATTGAGTTGGCTACATTGAGATTAAAAAATAGATTACAATCTCAAATAAATGCAAAAAAAGAAAAAGAACTTCAATTAACCCAACAAACTGCAGCAGCAAGTGCGATAAGTGGTGGTTTCCTTGGATTTGTAAGAGGTTTATTTCAAACAGGTGGAAGCTATATAAATAGGTTTCAGGGTGGTGGTAGTTTTAACGTAAATCGTAGAACTATATTGCCAACAAATCCACCAGCAATAGTAGGGGATAATGCGAGTGGTATGGAAAGAATTGATGTAACACCACTTCCAAGTCCTACATCAAGAAACAATGGAAATATAATAATAAACATATCTGCACCATTAGTAGATGAAACAGTAGTAGATACAATTATACCAGCTATAAGGAGAGCAGAAAAATTAAACTTATGAACGTAACAAAAATTAGTGCAAGAAATTTTATACCAAAAAAATTATTTGGTATGAAAAAGAAAAGCATCAAACAAAAACTAAAAAAAATACCAAAACTTAAATTAAGGAGATATTAAAGTGGAACTTGGCAAAGGAACTAAATTTACATTCAGTATTGAAACAATTATTAGTATTGCAGTAACTATATTTATGGTAGTTGGTTTATGGTTTAACTTACAAGCTGACATACAAGAAGCAAAAGAACTACCTGAACCACCTGTAAGTAGAACTGAATATGATTTGAAAGATCAAATGATAAGAAATAGTATTATGAACACAGAAGAAAAAGTAGAAAAATTAGAAGAAAAGGTAGATGACATTAAAGAAGATACACGAAGTATTAATGATACTCTACTTAAAATGAATAATAATTAATGAGGTTTAATGATGATGAAATACTTAAAATCACTTTGGCTATTAGTTGGCTTGGTGTTATTGCAATCGCAATTATACTCACAATCTGTTAATTTAGATAATTTTCAAGATATTCAATTAATGAGTCTTGAAGATTGTGCAGTTGTTCAAGTAAATGCTTCCTGGAACTATGCAAATAGATTAAAGATTGAAAAGCTAAAAGATTGTTATGTTGCCGAAATAGACTTAGCAAATAAAAATATTGGTGCAGTAATACAAAAAGAATGGAGCATTAAAACTGTGCCAACAATAATAATATTTGAAAAAGGTAAAGAGGTAATGAGATTTGAAGCTGGTATATCAATGAGATTCAATGAAGAAGAAGTTTTAAGAAAAATTAAAATGGAAATCAAATAATGATTAAGAAGAAAAAATTTAGAAAAGTAAGAAAGAGTAAAGCAGGAGTACCTTTAAAATATCTTTCAGGATCAAGAAATAGAAAGAAAACAGAAAGAGAAATAAAAAGAACTGCAAAACTTTATAAAGCAGGTAAACTAACTCCAGCTATGATGGATAGAATAAGTAAGAGGAGAGCAGCAAGTGGTAAGAAAAAGAAGAAAAAGAGGTAGTATAAACACCAGTCTTAAAAAATATTCAGGTAAAGGATATTCAATGGCTACTTTAAGAAAGGTCTATAAAAGAGGTTTAGGTGCTTACTATTCAAGTGGATCACGTGCAGTTTCTGCACATGCTTGGGCTATGGGTAGAGTAAGAAGTTTTGTAACTGGTAGAGGTGGTGCAAGAAAAGCTGATGCCGATTTAATAAGAGGGAAAAGAAGAAGAAGATGAGTTTTACAAACACAAACTATCAATCTAAATTAGCACCAACAATGACAGAAAACTGGTTGGTTCAAATATTTAAAAATACAGCATCGAGTGTTATAACAACAGCAACACCAAATATAACTGATAGCACTCATGCTGATTATAATTTAAGGTTTTCATTCTCAGAAACTACATATAATAATTTTGACTATTATCCTGCAATCCTTAATAAACCAAGTATATCTTATTCACTTGATTTAAAAGCATTTACTACAAAAACTGGATCAGTAACTTTAAATCTTGCTAATATAAATTTAGATGGAACAACTTTATTAGAACTATTAGGAAACGAATATATTAATGGACAAGTTAATATTTTATCTCAAATTGATAATGATAACA